AGGGGACGCACGCCTATGCCAAGGGTTTGGCGGGCGACGCCAAGCGGGCCGGGGCACTCCTGTTCGACCACCGTCAGGCGTCGATGGACTGGGACTTGCACAAGCGTAGGGACCGACTGGACGCGCTGCGGGAGGCTTACGGCCCGGCCGCTGCGTGGATGAACCTCGAGGCCATCGCTGACGCATGGGATGACCCCCAGACCATCGAAGCCGAGTGGCGCCGCTACTGGCTGAACCAGCCCGTGCCAATGATCGTCGGCCCCGAATCAATCATGCCGTCGTGGTCGTCCCGTGGCGGCGACGTCGCCATGCCGGACGGTCTGACGCTGGGCCTAGCTGGTTCGATTGATGGCCTGCACGGGTCGATCGGTGCGGCTGCCCTCGACGATGACCGGCTCATTGTGGGCGCGGTCGAGCGGCGCGCAGGGCAGCAGTGGATGGTCGCTGAGGCCAAGCGCATCCAACTGGCCCGCGGGTGTGAGGTGGTCGTCGACAAGCGCGGCCCGCTGGCTCACCTGATCCCGGCCCTTGAGGACGAGGGCGTGGCCCTGACCCTCGTGGAGACGTCCACCTACGTGGATGCCTGCGCCGCGTTCTGGCAGCGCGTCGAGCAGGACGGCGACATCGCCCACCCGAACCACCCCGACCTCGACGCCGCCGTGCGCGTCGCCACCTGGCGCGCTGTGGGCGACCGTCGCGCGTTCGGTCGCAAGTCCGGCGACATCGACATGCTCGAGGCCGTCACCCTGGCCGGTTCCCGCGCAACCGCCGACTACGACGTCCTCGACTCGATCTACTGACCCGGAAGGGGGCACGATGCGCCGCAACCTGACGACCGCCCTCGACCTGCTCGGACTGGCGTGCCTCGTGGCGTGCGCATTCTTCATCTGGCCCCCCGCGGCGCTCGGCGTCGCTGGCGTGGGCCTGCTCGTGGGCTCGTGGTCGATCACCAGTGGTCGCGCGTGAGCATCTTCTTCAACCGCGCCGCGACGATGACAGCGGGCGAGATGATCGCCGACCGCACGCGGGGCCGACGCAGCGGGGGCGGCAACGTCTCTCTCGACCAGGCGCGCCGTGTCTCCGCGTGGTGGGCGGCCCAACGCCTGCGGGCTGACTTGATCTCAACCATGCCCGTGGACGTGTTCCGCCGCGTCGGTGGCGTGCAGGTTCAGCAGGCCAAGGGGCCGCTCTTCATCACGCCAGAGGGCTCCGGGTCGCTGTGGTGCGAGTGGATGTATTCCACGACCATCGACCTCGACTCAGTGGGTAACACGGTGGGCATCATCTCGGCTGTCGACGGGTTCGGCCTGCCGTCCGTCATCGAGCTTCAGCCCTCGAGCGACGTCGTGGTGCGGCGCAGCAAGTCGGGCGTCATCGACTACAAGATCGGCGCGACCACGTACAAGGCGTCGCAGATTTGGCACGAGAAGCAGCACACCGTGTCTGGCTCTCCAGTGGGGCTCTCACCTCTCGCGCACGCCGCGTTGGCGATGAACCCCGGTCTGAGCGCGGCGCAGTTCGCCCTCGACTGGTTCCAGAACAGCACCGTCCCGGCCGCGCACCTGCGCAACACGGCGAAGGTGCTCAACGCGGATGAGGCGGCCACGGTCAAGGGTCGATTCAAGGCGTCGATGGCGCAGGGTGACGTGTTCGTCACCGGCAATGACTGGGAGTACCACATGCTCGCAGCGAAGGCGTCCGAGTCGCAGTTCCTCGAAACCATGAAGGTGAGCGGCGCCGACGCGGCGCGATACCTGGGTGTCCCGGGCGACATGATCGACATTCCCGTCGAGGGCTCCGCGATCACCTACGCCAACATCACACAGCGAAACCTCCAACTCTTCATCATCAACATCGGCCCGGCCATCGCCCGCCGCGAGGCCGCGTTCTCCACCCGACTCCTACCCCAACCGCGGTACGCCAAGCTCAACGCGGGCGCGCTGCTGCGCATGGACCTCGCCGGCCGCTACGAGGCATATGGGGCGGGGATTAACTCCCGGTTCCTGGCGCCATCCGAGGCGCGATCCCTCGAGGACCTTCCGCCGTTCACCCCCGACCAGCTCGCCGAGTTCGCGCTGCTCTTCCCCAACAAGGCGACCGCGCCGACCACAGGAGGCACCCCATGAGCGACGCTCTCGCTCGCATCTTCGAGGCCGCCGCTGAGGCGCGGTCAGCTTCCGTCCGTGAGTCGGCAGACCGCCCCTCGCAGCGACGGTGCGCAGAGGAGCCCAACGCGGCCCCACTCGTCAGGGCGCAGGCATCAGGCGTGCAGGTGCGCGCCGCGTCCGAGGGCGACGGCGCGCACTTCTCAGGGTTCGCATCGGTCTACAACCGCGGCTACGAGATGTGGGACGCATTCGGCCCCTACACCGAGCAGGTCAGCGGCGGCGCCGGGTCCGAGTCGCTGGCACGCGACGACCTCGACGTGCCGCTCGTGCTCGCCCACGACAGCCTGCGACGCATCGCCCGCACGACGAACGGCACCCTGACCCTCTCTGAGACGTCCGTCGATGGCGTCGAGGGCCTGCTCGTTGACGCGCCGCGACTCGACCGCGCAGACGGCGACGTCGCCTACATCCTGCCCAAGCTCGAGTCCGGCCTCGTCGATGAGATGTCCTTCCGGTTCCGCATCGAGCGCGGGTCATGGTCGCCCGACTGGAGTACCTACGCCATCGAGGGGTACGACATCCACCGCGGCGACGTCGCCATCGTCGGGTACGGCGCCAACCCGCACACGCAGGGCGCCGGGATGCGCTCGCAGCCGTTGCCTGCGCTGACCGACCTGACCGAGCCGCAGTTGCGCGACCTCGAGAATGCGCTCCACGCCGAGCGGCGCGCCCGTGGCGGCGCCCCGGTGATGAGCCGTCACGCGCTCGACCTGCTCGCCGCAACCCTGGGCTGACCAGCCCCCCACATTCCCCGACGACCTACCTGGGTCGCCGGTCACCCCCGCACGCCTCGCGTAGGGGACGACGCTCGCGCCACGGCCTGACTGTCGATCCACCGCCTGTCGCACCGCTGGGACCGAAACACACACCCCGAACCCCACCAAGGGGAGAAGAGGAGACGGTCGTGAACATCGACCAGCTCATCGCTTCGGTTCGTGCCGCGATGGCCCCGAAGCTCGCCGAGCGCAAGACGCTCAAGGACAAGATCGACGCCGTTCGCACCGCGTGCGCGGCCGAGAGCCGCGACCCTTCCGACGACGAGGCCCGCGAGGTCACCGACGCCGCCGAGAAGATCCGTGGACTCGACGCCGAGCTCGAGGCGCAGGCCGCCCGCGTGACCGAGCTCGAAGACGAGAAGCGCCGCGACGCGGCTGCCGACCGCCTCTCGCGCGAGGTCCACCCCGTCGCCACCGCGCCCACCACGGCCCGCGGCTACGAGAACCAGACCCGCATCGGCACCGAGGAGCGCACCTACCGCCCCGACACCGACAAGCGCGGCACCATGTTCGCGTCCGACGTCGTGGCCTCGCTCCTGGGCGACTTCGACGCCCGCGAGCGCATCACCCGCCACTCGCAGGAGGAGCGGGTGCTCCGCGGTCAGGACCAGTTCGACGTCCGCGCCGTGGGCACCGGGGCATTCTCGGGCATCGTCGTGCCGCAGTACCTCGTGGACGCCTTCGCCGGCAAGCCGCGCGCCGACCGTCCGCTGGCCGACGCGATGCGCAGCCACGACCTCCCCGAGGTCGGCATGACCGTCAACCTGGGCAAGCTGACGACCGGCACCACCGCGGCCGAGCAGACGTCCGAGAACAGCGCCGTCTCCGAGACCAACGCCGACGACACCCTGCTGACCGCGAACGTGCTCACGTCCGCTGGTTCGCAGACCGTCTCCCGGCAGGGCTCCGAGCGTGGCGTCGGCGTCGAGGACACGATCATCGAGGACCTGATCTCCGCGCAGCGGTCCAACCTCGACTCGATCATCCTCAACAAGGCCACCGTGGGCCTGTCGGCCGTGGCGACCTCGATCGCCTACACCGACGCATCCCCGACCGCCGCGGAGCTGTACCCCAAGCTCCTCGCCGGCCCGGCCGCCGTCGAGGCCGCGATGCTCAACGCCCACCCCGGCGACGTCATCGCGGTCATGCACTCGCGCCGCTGGTACTGGCTGCAGTCGCAGCTCACGTCCACCTGGCCGCTGTTCGGTCAGCCCGGCGTCGCCACGCAGACCGCTGGTCAGAACTACGGCGAGCGCTACGGCAACGGCTTCCGCGGCATCCTGCCCTCGGGAACCCCGGTCATCGTCGACAACAACATCTCGACGGCCTTCGGCACCAACGAGGACGAGATCTACTTCGTGTCGCAGACCGAATCCCACCTGTGGGAGGACGCCAACGCGCCGACCCTCATCCGGGCCGAGCAGACCAACGCCAAGACGCTGGGCATCGACCTCGTGATCTACGCCTACTTCGCGTTCATGTTCGACCGCGTGTCGCACGCGCAGAAGATCTCCGGCACGGGCCTGATCCTGCCGACCTTCTGACCGGTCAACGCACCACCTGAGCGAGGGCGGGGCGCAACCCGGCCCGCCCTCGCTCGCACACCCCCCAGACGAAAGGACCGGCCATGCCCGAAGCCCGCAAGGACGCCACCCGCGAAGGTGCCGCCCGCGCCCGCAAGGACTACCTTCGCGCGCTGGAAGAGGAGCTGCTGGGCTACGAGCGCCACGGCCGCACCGACCGCGCCAAGAGCGTCAAGGCCGAGATCGCGCGTGTGAAGAAGTCCGCGCCTGCCGGCCGCACCGCCCCCGACAGCGACACTGCCTGACCCCGTGGCCGACACCGACGTCCTGACCCTCGACGAGGCGCGGGACGCGCTCCAGCGTGCCTCAGGGGACACGACCCGCGACGACGTGCTGGTGAGCACCTACGTGCCCGCCGTCACCGCCGTGGTCGAGGACATCGCCGGCCCCGTCGTGCGCCGCTCCGTGACCGTCACCGCGGACGGTGGGCTCAGCTCGGTCCTGCTCCCCACCGCCGCCTACTCGGTCACGTCTGTGGTCGAGAACGGCACCACCCTGACGGCTGACAGCGACTACGTGGTGAGCCTGCCCGCGGGCGTCGTCTACCGGGGCTCGTCCACCGGGCGCACCACGTTCGCCGATGGCGTCGGGGCCGTCGTCGTGACCTACGTCGCCGGTCTGTGCGACACCACCGAGGACGTGCCGGCGAACATCAAGCTCGCGGCGCGGCTCATCCTGGCCGCGACCTTCCAGCGTGACCAGCAGGGCGGGCGACCCGAGTTCGGCACGACCGGCGACGGGGCGACCGTGACCACCCCCTCAGGGCACGCCATCCCCCGCGACGCCTACTCCTACCTCGAGCCGTCTTCGGGCGCCATGCCGGGGTTCGCGTGAGCACGTCCGCGCCCGCCGTGAAGGCGGCACTGCTCGCCGCGTGTGAGGTGCTGTTCCCCGCGCCGTCCCTCGTGTCCTACGGGCGCCCCGGCACGTACCAGCCTGACGAGATCGTGGCCGTAATGGGTCAGCGCACCGTGAACACCCGCGGCGCCATGTCCCCGGC